TGAATATGACAGCAGTATTTATGCTTACGACCCTGCGGCAGAAGAAATATCAGCTATTAGCATAATTAGGGGTGACAGCAGTGACCTGCTAGGGCCTACCAATGTCTCTGGCAACAACACTGGCTCCACAGTATTAGCCGATGGCACCTTTCATGCAGTGCTAAACGTTGCGTGGACTGCGGCAGATGATGCAACAGTCATAGAAAATGAGGTTCGCTACAAACTAAGTAGCGCTTCAGAATTTGAATACCTTAAGACGACGGACACCTCAGTTACAATTCAAGGCATAACGCCTGGCGTTTACAACATAGGTGTTAGATCTATCAATTTTGTAGGCGAAAAGTCTGCGTTTGTAGACGGGTCTAATGTTGATACAGGCGTCGATACGAGCATCCCAGGTGATATTACGAATCTAAGCTTCACTAGCGGCGTGCGAGCCATCACTGTGGAGTGGAGCAATCCCACGGATGCAGATTATGCCTTTACAGAAATACACGCAAAAACAAACAACGTCACACCTCAAAACACTGATTTACCGATCGCGAAGGTAGCAGGAGAAGAATACGTATATCCCACGGCTGCTGGTGTGGTAAGTCGATATTTTTTCTTACGTGCTGTTGATCGCACTGGGAACAAAGGAGCTTTCACCGGGACCAGCAATAATTTAGGTGCG